TTCTGTATTAACCTAAAACCTTTATAAAGATACGTAAATCTGGAATAGGTTGTATGTATAAAAGTTACATAAAAAGTGTATGAAAGTTACATATTTAAGGATTCCTGTGGCGATGATTCCCGTCAACAAAATATCCAAATAAATATATACCAAGAAAAATCAAAACCGATTGAAATAAACGCCAACCATCAGTCTGACAGCCTTGAAATAGACACAGTAATAAATATAGAGTTAAATTGAACTCTACTCGCTTGTACAAACAAGTATATAGTCGCCTCATTTATCTCTATTTACTCTGAAGCTCTCGTAGTCCTTATATCTTCTGCCTATATAGTATTGGGTAAATAAACCCTCCAGATATTCGTAGGCTTCTATATCTGTCCTGTAGTTATTTCTGACCTTGAAAAACTGTTTTGCGAAACCTGTCTTTGTTATTAAGTCTAGTATGTGGTCTGGGTATCTATCCATTAATTGTAACTGTGTCCTTTTCCATTTTATATGTAATATATTTCTGCTAATCCATCATCTAAGTCTGTTTGCCAAACCGCTATTGCATCAGCTAAAGCATACATCCCATCTATCTTGTTTTTACTCCTGCTTTTACTCATCTTGACATTACCCTCTGGATCCTGCTGTAATTCTACATTCTGACACATCCACCGGCTTACTGGATTGCTTCCATGATTAATCTTTCTACCCACCACCAGATTCTCTATAAATCTAGTAGGCTCACTTAAATACTTAAACCCTTGGGGTAGCCTCGTCATTATAATAGAATGTTGTTTTTCTAATTCTTGAACTATTGAAGAGTTAGCCATGTAATTATCGTAGGCTATATCATAGATATTGTAAACGGTGTGCAAGTCAGCTATTCTCTTAATTATATACTGATAGTCTACCTCTCTTCCTGGAGTTACTTCTACCCAATTCTCACTTACCCATTGAGTGTAATTAATATTGTCCCTGTTGTTTAGAACTTTATCTTCAGGTATCCAGTACCACCACAAGGCCTTAAAGTCCATCTCTTCCCTCTTAGCCTCTGGATTAGGGAATAAAAGGCACAAGCTGTTAATATCAATCGTCTTAGCTAAATCCAACCCTCCGTAACAACTCGCACCCTTTAATAGTTCTAAATCTATCTCACCAGGACACGCCAACCAGTCTTTGTCTTTTATCCATACAGCACTAGATTGAGTCCATACATTTAAATTTTTAGTTTGAAAGTTTACTATCTGTGAGGGGCTGTTTTTGGCTTGGTTAAACTCCTGCAGTAAGTAGTCCATTTCCATTGTTACTCCTAAGTTGGGATTTGCTTTTCCCCACATCGAAGTATCTTCCCAGTCGTCCTCATCGTCTAATGTAAACACCATGACGAACATAGAGTCATCCTCTAAAGCACCGTTAAGTATCTGTGTACACGTATGTCTTAAATGGTAACAGGGGGCGTTCTTATCGAATCCTGCCGTAGTGATAGTAAAAAGCAAAGGTTGATCTCTGGAACCCATACCCGACTTCATCACGTTGTACATATCCCAATTAGGATGCTCATGGAACTCATCCACAATAGCACAGCTGGGGTTACTACCATCTTGCTTTCGTGCATCTGAACTAAGGGCCTCAAACTTCGAGTACTTAGAAAGTAAACTAATGTTGTGTTGTTGTACCGTAATGTCTTTAGCAAGCCATGGAGTCTCTTGGATAAGCCTCTTAGCCATATTAAAAACAATCTTAGCCTGATCTCGTTTAGTGGCTATAGTGTACACCTCGCTTTGAAACTCTGCTAAAAAGAGAAGTATTGCTATTGCTGCTGCTAAAGTACTTTTGCCTTGCTTTCTTGCCATTTCTATGTAAGCGTATCTAAATCTTCTAAGATCATTCTTCTCTAATTTCCATCCGAATATCATCGCAACTATAAAACTCTGGAAAGGCTCTAGGGTGAAGAGTATCTTGCTCTGTTTCCCTTTCTCGTCAAAGCCTCTGCCTATACAAATCTGCTCTATTATACCTATTGCTGTTTTGGCTGCTTTACTATCAAAGTAAATGTCCTCACGCTCTAAGTCTTTTAAGTGTCTTTGTACTGATTGCTTAACATATTCACACGTTAATATCTTGTTCTCTGTCACGCTCCTTGCGTACTCTTCCCAACTCTCCATATATCTTCCCTTTTATTCCTGGCATATACACACTCAACAATTTGTTAAGTTTATCCAATTGCCCTTGCTCCAATCTCTTATCCTTATTAATTTTGTAAAACGTCATAAATTCACTAACCACTTTATTAAATTTAAAGTCCTCTGTGTAGTCTATAATCTTCTTTTCAAAGGGTTTAAATTCTATTTTATCCGTTCCGCTTTCACTAACCCACTTCACCCATCTATTAATAAATCTTTCTATCCCTTTTACTCTCTCATCACTCCACTCTCCACCCTCGAAGTAATGCCCCATGAACATCAAATAGAATCTTATTGTGTCACTATCGTAATCTTCTAAGGAAACGGTGTTGCCTTTAGTCTTACTCATCTTCTCACCGTCTTTAGTAATCATTCCTTGATGAATGACTTTTAAGAAGGGTTCATTAAAATCTATCTGCCCAATATCGAATAATGCCTTAGTGATAAACCTTGCATATATTAAGTGTCTTGTGGCGTGTTCATGTCCTCCCACATATAAGTCAACTGGCTTCGCTTTAATCCCTCTAAAAAAACAGTACTGTATTGTGTAATGACTGCTATCAAAGAAGGTATCAAATGTTAAGTCGGTGTTAGGTATTGGACACCCCCACTTTCTATCTCTTGACACTTCCCAATCGTGTATATTATTCAACCAATTTATCTGCTCTACTTTGGTGCTTTCAGGATAGTCAACAGTTTCTAAGTCGTCTATTAATCTTTGTTTGTAATCCGTTATTTTTAAATAAATGGCTCCGTTTTTTTTATATACCAGCCTAAGAATATTTAAAACCTCCCAACAAGAACGATTAATGAACTGATAATAATTAGAATGAGTACAAAGCACCTCATCAAAGCCTGTATTCATTCTGCCTATCTCCTTTCTGAAGTTTTCTATATTTTCTTCAGTTACCTCCTTCGGATCCCTTCCTACTTTTATTGCGTAGTCCTCTGCTGGCTTACCAAAACTGTCATACCCAAAAGGTTGAAACACATCAAAGCCTAAGTACTTTTGAAGTCTACAATAACTATCAGTCAATGCGTAATTATACCAATGCCCACAATGTAACCCACTACCTGAAGGGTAGGGAAACATAGCTGTTATGTACTTTTCTTTTTTCATCTCTTAAATTCCAACTAATATACTTATAATTCCCGTTTTATGGAATAATTGTTTATAAGTTATCAATTAAATCTTCGACCGCCCCAACTTGAGGTCGCAAAATGTGACCTCAAGTTGGGGAGGTCGAAGAACTTTACCTTATGTTTTTTTTTCTATCTCTAATCCCTTCTTACTTACCATAGCCCACCCACGACAAGCAATTTCATCACAGCCGCACTTAACAACTGTCATGTCTTTCTCCCATTCAATTATATCTTCCTTTGAGAATCTACTATTTTTGTAGTAATATGCTTTAAATTGTTCTTTAGTCATAATCAAATTATAAATTATCAATTAAGTTAATAGGGCTGTTATCATCCTCCTTTGGTGGTACCATTATTTTTTGCCTTGTAGAAGGGCTTAATCCGAATTGTCCAGCTATCTTTTCAAACCTTATGAAAGCTGCATTATAAACAGTAGCAGCAGGATTAGTATAAAGGTTTCCCGTATTAGGATTGGTTAATACTGGCTCGTTTCTTACCTTATCCCATAAGCTGTTCATTAAACACAAGCTCCTGACCATCTCAATAACAAGGGGTAGGTCTGTTGCCTTCAGTATCTTTCCATGATGCAACTCGTCTACTACCCCATGCCATATCTTTACCTCGTCATGGTTAAAGCCTTCTGGTGGATCTGGTGGCTTGTCTAATTCAGAAGGGCTAAAGCTGTTTTCTAATTGTCTATCTTCCCTTATCGTTCCCTCTAGTTCCTTCTGCTCTAGTGGCTTCTTGTTCCTTCCTCCCATTCTCCTTCAATTCGTTCCCCTATAATACTTCTTGTTGTTCTTTAATTATTAATATATTAAAGTGCATTTAACAGCCATGCGTGCCCTTTGCTTCATCCCATGATACTTTTGTGTTTTACTACAAGGGAGACTTACTTTGCCATATACAGAGGCTAATGATATTTTACCAACCTCATAATGTATGTCTTTAATGTTACCCCAGTCAATCGGATCAAAACCCTTATAATAACTGGTTCTTTCTACTATTGTTTCCATAACCCTACCTAGTAACTCCTTAGTAAAAACCAATGTACCATCATGCGTGCTTTGTTCTATTCTGTCGTATTGCCCTTCACCTATCCTTTTTAAATTAGGATTGTATGTTATGTGATCTGGTAGTCCTGGAGTCCCAAACATTCTACATACTTCTTCTGGAGTGTAATAATTTCGGTCTGATTCTAGTTTATCCATCTGCGTTTGGATTTGAGCGCAACTCTATACCCTTATCTGGTATTATTATAAAGTTACTAGGAATTACTCTTAATGATTTACCAAAGACTTCACTCAATCTGTCTTGCATTTCTTTAAACTGAGTGTCTTTTATTAACCCCATATTTCTACCATCTATTCTTAACTCTTGTAATTTGCTCATTTTCTTTATTTTTTAATTACCATGT